CGGCGTTTGCGAACGTCTTAGAGATTTGCGTGTTGATGCAACCATAGGCAAGAGTTTTTTGGACATCTTGCCTAGTTTACCGGCAAAGCATGTGATTGACATCCCTGCAGAGATCGACAAAAAATATGGATCCGGGGTTGCCTCTTGCTTGCATTTATTAGGGGTTAAACTCACTCCAGTGTTGGTTTGCGGTTGCGGGAAGCTTGGCCACCGGGCTTTGTTAGAATCAACACATATGCTTTGTGCGCGTTACAACGCGGGTTGTGTATGCAAAGATGCTATAGAACATCAGGATTTAAATCCTTGGGATTTGGCTAGGACAGTGGCTCGCATCCTGGATAGACCCAGCATCGGCGTTGATTACCAATTTATGCAGATGTTGGGAGCTCTTGCTGGTTATCCTTTTGCGTGTGCATGTGGCAACCCTGTCACGTATCTCGACGCCCCTTACACGTGTTGTGATTTTTGCGTTGGTAAGGATGGGTCTTCAAGTTTTATAAGACACATGTTCTCGACATCACAAATGGCTTCAACGTTGGCCACGGGCGCAGTTGAAGGCGTGACCAGCGCTTTTAGGGCGGCTGGTAGCGCTATCAAGGATACAGGAGCGAAAATTTATAGCTTGATCACGGAATTAGTCACCACAGTCGGTAATTATTTCAACTCCTTGTTTCAAGGTTGGGGAGGTGAGTTCTACAAGGGTATGCAGGACGGATTCGTTGAGACTGTGCGCGGTGTGGCTACAAAACTCAAAGATGCTTTGGGATCAGATGGCTTTTTATTTCTGTTCGTCGCCATAGTAGTTGCTGTTTTGATCAAGCACACTGCTAATTTTGTCGCAAATTTCATTATTTCTAGCAGCTTGGCTCTGTTTGAGATGATGAAGACCTTCCCAGAAACCCTCAAGCATGCTGGCGATGACCTTTTCTCCGGTTTCATAAGGATTTATGAGAGCATTTTGTCACATTTCAGGTCGGGAGGAGATGCGTCGGAAGATGGTGCACCCGGAGAAGGAGAGTTTATTCTCCATGCCGCTGGTTCTGACGGGTGCACGGCAATGATAGCTACTTTGTTTTGTACTATCATATCAGCGACCTCGCCACTAAGCACTACACATCTACTAAGAGCGATTTCTTCGGCTCGCGGGGTGGTCTCTGGGCTTAAGGTCGCCCGTTCTGGCCTCCTTTGGCTCATTGAGACTCTCCCCCTGAGTCTGCAGGCTTTTCTCTGGGATATGACGGGGATCGGTAGTTTTGATTGTGATGACCAGATGAAACAGGTCATTGTGGTCATGCGCGAGTCGATTCTCTCACTCAGAAAGAACCCCAGCGCTTTTCTCAACGACGTGCAGTTGTGCAAAATTCTTCTTACGTCCCACACTATGCTCACTCGGGACGTAACGTTGAACAAACACGGCTGGAACGCCACGCAGATTTCTATTCTGAGGGCCATGCTCACTGAGACTAAAGATCACATTGCTAGAGCGCAGGCGTGCGTTGATAGGGGTAGTGGGAGACCCGAACCCGTGGGTTTAATACTTGAAGGACCTCCGGGTATAGGAAAAACTGCATTGATTGAAGTGCTCGCTGCCAAGTTGAACCCCGACATTCCGAGGGCTGCAAGGGTTTATTACAAGAACATAGGCGAGAAATTTTGGTCTGGTTATTCTGAGCACCCTGTCGTCGTGATAGACGATTATGGTGCCGTCAAGAACGATGATAGAGAGGCACAGCTTGCGGCAGATCTGTTAAGGATCATAAGTCCTGGGGAGATGGCCCTCGATACGCCATTCGCTGATAAGGGTGCCGTGTTTTGCAAGTCGAATCTTGTCGTATTGACGACGAATAGGAACATGAACTCGCCTCAGAAATTTTTGGAGTCGAACAAAGCTTTCATGCGGAGATTCCTTTATTGTACTATGACGTTGAAGGATGAGTTTAAGGATCCTAACGGGCTCCTTAATACTGCAAAGCTTAGGAATTTGCCGCTCGCTGACTCGTCTAATTTTCCTCATGTGAACTTTCGTCTTCATACGAAGTTTAGCAGTAGGAGTGAAGCAGCCGGCTTGTACGATTTGTCAACTCGGGACAGGACTTTTTCTGAACTTATAACCGTACTTGAAGCCTTGATCGTTAAGAAGGCTGACGATGCCCAGCTCTTGCATACGCTGGCTGAAGAAGTCCAGCCAACCCCTGCTGAGTCAAAGGAGTATAAGGAATTTAAAAAAGAAGCTAATCGGATTGTTGAGGATGCTGAATCCGCTGACGTCGTCCGTGAGGTTTTCATCACGCATATGCTTGCGACGCCAAGACAGGACGAGATGAAGCCTGCTTCCTTGGCTTCGAGTTCTCGTGATTCCACCAATGATCAGAAGTTGGATGACGGTTACGGATTGGAGTGGCCCTCTTCAGATGAGAAGTCTGCAATGATTGAGCATAGTACTGAGCAGTATCTTAACACTGTCGTATACAGACCATCGCCCTTCAAGCCACTGCGAACTTCCGGTGGCAATAAACTTGGGCCGAAAGCTCGCAGGAGGGTCGCGGAGGCCAAATCAAACCCCTCTCAGGCCCGTGATACTTGCAATCCTTCTGAATTCTACGCCTTCCAGGATGAGTTCACGGGAGGTGCTTTGGTGGATGATGATTTAGCCATTAGAGCCGGGATGTTTCTCAGTGAGAGAGCAACAACGGTCTATGTTCGCCCTAGTTCCTTGAAGGACTATACTGAGAGGTTTAAGAAAGCAATGGTGTCTGGGGCTCTTGAAGTCATGCAACTGATTGCAGGACATCCATTTAAGGTCTTGGCAGCAATTACAGCTACTGCGACGACGGTTGCTATGTGTCTTAATGCTTTTAAGTTTTTTACTGAGTCGAGTCATGAGAGTCATATGGCAACCAAATACAGTGCTAATCATGAGAAGAGGAGGCCCAACGTTTTAGCAAGGCCACGCTATCAACCTATTGTTAGACATAACCAAGACACTGCGACTGATGAAGGAGTTATTCGCAAAATAGCAGAAAATTGTGGATACATCGAGAGGGCAGGAGCTAAAGTTGGTTGCTTTTTCGTGCAAGGTAATGTTTTTAGGACAGTGACCCACTTTTTCAGGACGAGTGCGACGTCGGACCGTTGGATACCAGACGGGACTCCCTTTACCTTGACAGTTAGGGGAGATGGAGACAAGTTGACTGAGTACAAGATGAGTTTTTCTTGGGATTTTATATTGCCCTGCGAGAATGAACAGGGATTACTTTCTGACTGGCTTTACTATAGCTGTGGTTCGAAGGTCCCGCCAAAGAAAAACATGACTGACTTTCATATACCTGCGAAGAAGTTTGTTCATAGAGCTGAGTTCCGCGATATTAAGATGGTCAGGTTTGACGGGGTTTCCAAGGGCATTGTCGGTACTGTCAGAAACCTCCCTCATGCCTTTTTGCAGTATTCGAGTGTTGACGGCTCTAAAAAACCTGACGTTTATCTGCCCATATCTATTCTCTCTGATTACCAATGCAGTCACGGCGATTGCGGTTTCCCAGTTATAGGCAAGGTCGACGGGCAGTACAAGATCTTATCTATACATGTCGGGATTAGATCGCGCCCTCTCTCAAGTGAATCCACGTCGGCGGTTGTGACGATTGATGAGGTTCACGAGTGTTTAGCTGAATTGGATAGAAAACATTATCCGATTACTAAGCATTGCGCAGTTTCGGATGTGGTTCCATGCGAGCCCAGAGTTAAGCTCAATGATTCATATACACATCTCGGTAAATTGACGTGGGCGCCGCCCGGTGTCTCATCAAAAACAAAGTATGTGAGATCACTCATATACAACCATCTTGAGAAGGACGTCATTTACGAGCCGTCCATTATGGGAGACCCCACTGACGCTAGAACGAGTCTGGGCCCTTTTGATGTCCTAGCTCAGATCGCAAACCGTGCGGATGCTTCCCTTGCCGTTATGCCGGAAAAGTGGGTGAAGTTAGCGGGCGACGCATTGTTTGAGAGTGTAACTTCTGTCATACCCGTCTGTGAGGAAACTCACATTCGTGTTTTGACATTGAAAGAAGCTCTTAATGGCGATGGGCGCCTTGTGGACAGGTACCCCACGGCAGGGTCTCCTGGACTCCCATCGACCCTTAGTAGGAAGCATGGGGTGAAGGGTAAGCACGGTATCATGGAACAGAACGGCGATGGCGACTGGTTCATCTCCGACCCTGATTGTGCTCAGCGCGTTGCCACACTCCATAATGCCTTTAGCGACGGAGTTGTGCCATTCTATGTCAATCAGCTTTGCATGAAGGATGAGACTCTCAAGTGCAATGAAGACGGAGTTGTTAAGAAAACAAGAGGTATAAAGTGTGCCCCCATTGAAGCCAACCTTTGTGGAAAGATGTACTTCGGAGCAATGGTCGGTCTCTTTAAAAAACACTTCGATCGCATCCCGTTCAAGTGTGGCATGAATGTTTTTTCAAGCGACTGGGATGACTTTATAAAGTGGCACCGAGAGATTGGCTATAAAGCGTTTGACGGGGACATTGGCGGTCAGGAGAACATTATAAAGGGCGAAATTTATGACGAGCTCTATCGCTTTACGAACAGGATCTATGCCTATTATGGCGAGACTCCAACGGATGAAGAAAAGAGACAGAGGGCGAGTTATTTGGCCAGTTTATGCCATTATTACTTCGTTCTTGGTTCTGATCTTTTTAGAGCAAAGTTCGGTAACCCCAGTGGGAACTGGCTGACAGCGTTCATATGCTCTTTCTGTAGTGGCATCCTACTTGGAGTGGCCTATTTTGGTCTTGCCGAACAATATGACCCATTGAAGGCCAATGTTTATTGTTTCTTGCATTTTGTTAGAATGTCACTTGCCGGCGACGATAATTTCGTCACTAGAGCTTCTTGCATTGATTGGTTTTCCGGCGCAAATGTTTCTAAGTTTCTTTTTGATAACTTTGGCTACAAGTACACAGACGCAAAGAAAGCGGCAGTTTTCCCTCCTGATAGAGACGTAACAGAGTGCAGTTTCTTGGCTTGCACTACCCGCTTGACTGATGAGTATGCAGGTATCATGTACATGGCATGCATTGATGAGGGTCCACTTGATAAATGTGTCCAGTATGTATCGAATAAGGCGGCAGATGGTGACCCACGCATCGCGATTATTGATAACGCAAATACGGCCATCTCTCTTGCGTGGACCTCTGGGAAGGAAAGATTCGAACGTTATCGAGAAAGATATGCTAGAGCGTTTCAGAACACCCCAAATTTTAGGCAACCTATTTTGCTGGACTACTCGTTTTGTGAGCAGAGATTTCTTGCTAAAGAGTTATTGTCGGAAGATTACACGAGCGACGATTACTCGTTCATTCCTCAGATGTTGAAGTCACCCGAGTTAACCAATGCTGAGTTTGATAAAGCTCAAGTGAGGGTTGAGGCCGGTTCTGAGAAGAAGCCTGACGCCCAAGTAAC